AAATCCATGCCAGTTGCAGAAAGCTAATTGAATCAATGGAACTTCAGTCATACACAGAAAAAGGAGAACCAGATAAAGAGTCAGGCTATGATCATATGGCTGATGCTCTAGGTTATCTTGTATGGAGAGAGTTCAATCCATTATTTGCTAGGTCGGGCAAAGCAACAGGTATTAGAATATATTAAGAACATGATAGTATTGAGGCAAAACTGTGTATAGCTCATTTAATGTTTACAACAACCCCATAACACAAGCTGCTACCACAGTTGCAAGCCCTAATGCGGCATACCAGAGAATGAGTCAGTTCTGGGATTTGATAACAGATTTAAAGGAAGGTACATACAAGATCAGGAGTGAACATAGAAAGTATTTGCCACAGGAGGCAAGAGAAACAGATGATTCATATGACGTTAGATTATCGAGGTCAACAGTAGTTCCCTATCTGCAACGAATCGAGAAAATGCTATCAGGTATGCTGGTCAGGAAGCCAGTAAGACTTGATGATGTATCTGACTTGGTAAGAGAACAGTTGTTTGATGTTGATTTAGAGGGTAACGATTTAAACGTGTGGCTGTATAACACAGCCCGATTAGCTATAAGTTTCGGTCATGTCGGGGTGCTTGTTGACGCACCAAAAGAGGGAGACAAAGCAAGGCCATATTGGGTGACATATACACCAAAAGATATTTTAGGTTTTAGAACGGAAATCATAGATGGTGTAAGGCAACTCACACAAGTTCGCTTGTTAGAACAGATTGTTGAACCAGACGGCAAATATGGTGACAAGATTGTTAAGCAAATTAGAGTGCTTGAACGTGGTAGGTATGAAATTCACAGGAAAGATGCAAAAAAAAGTGAATATAAGTTATTTGAACAGGGTGAAATGAGCATAAAAGACAAAATTCCTTTTGCTGTTGCTTATTCCAACAGAGTTGGTTACTACGAAAGCCGTAGTCCTTTGTATGACATTGCAGAATTAAACCTTAAACATTATCAGATACAGTCTGACTTGGATAATATCTTGCACATAAGTTCTGTTCCTATGCTTGCAGTCTTTGGCTATCCAAATGCAGATGAGATAACAACAGGCCCTAATGAGGCACTATCATTGCCACCTGAGTCACGCATGGAATATATCAGCCCATCTGGTGATAGTTATGACAGTCAGTTCACAAGACTGAAAGATATTGCAGAACAGATCAATACATTGTCACTAGCCGCAGTACTTGGACAGAAGTTGGTAGGAGAATCAGCAGAGGCCAAGAGGATAGACCGATCTCAGAATGACAGCACAATGATGGTGATTGCACAGCAGATGCAAGACCTGATTGATAACTGTCTCAAATTTCATAGCGAATATCTCAATGAACCTAATGCTGGAAGTAGTTTTGTTAATAGAGACTTTGTAAGTGCAAGACTAGAACCACAGGAGATAACATCATTGCTCACATTGTTTACTGCTGGAACTATCACACAAGAGACTTTACTTAATCAACTATCTGCTGGTGAGGTGTTAGGTGATGACTTTGACGTTGAGGAAGAGATCGAAGGCACACAGCAGG